ATGGACAACTCTAAACTACCAATCAACCAGATTATTGCTCGCATCAATGATGCTGCGAAACATGGTGAAGCTTTGGTGCTAACAGCCGAAGAAGTAAAGATTCTTTCTAAAGATATTGGCGACAAAGTCTTTATTCCTGTGCTTACTAATGAGCAGGTCGTGCAGTTGGTAAAAGAAGGAAAGCTAGGACAACAGATTGATAATACTGAAAAGTAAAATCTTATGAGTAAGAAGGATAAACAGCCCAAATCAATTTTTTGTAGGCTAGATAATAAAACTGTGAGCACAGTGCAGCTCAAGTAAATTCAGGAAAAGAAATGGTGAATAATAGAAATATATTAGTTCAAAACATCCAAATATCTGTTTCAACAGTAAATAATGATGATTTTATAAGCTTAACTGATATGGTGTCGGGTTTTGAGGGTGGATCATCACTTATAGAATCATGGTTAAGAAATAAGGATACTGTAGAATTTTTAGGTGTTTGGGAGAGAATAAATAACTCAAATTTTAATTCCCTCGAATTCGAGGGAATTAGAAATCAAGCTGGTTCCAATCGTTTTACCATGTCAGCCAAGCGTTGGATTGATTCGGTAAATGCAATTGGTATAGTTGCCAAAGCTGGTCGTTATGGCGGAACGTATGCTCACAAAGATATTGCTTTTGAGTTTGGTGCATGGTTAAGCCCCGAGTTCAAATTATATCTGATTAAGGAATTCCAGAGACTAAAAGAACAAGAAGCTCAAAGAGATTCCATAGAATGGCAAGTTAAACGTGAATTATCAAAAATCAACTATCGCATCCATACAGATGCGATTCAGCAACATTTAATACAGACCGTACCTCAAAATAAACAAGGCATTGTTTACGCGAGTGAAGCCGATATGTTAAACACGATTGTATTTGGAAAAACCGCCAAGAATTGGAAGCAAGACAACCCAAATCTAAAGGATGGCAATCAACGGGATTATGCCACAGCACTTGATAACCTTCTGATGGCAAACTTGGAGTCATACAATAGCATCCTAATAACCCAGGGTTTAGATATGTCTTCTCGCTTCAAAGCATTGACCGATACAGCTAATCAATTTAGACAATCAATGCAAAAATCCACGGCAATGGGAAGGCTTGAGGATCAATCAAAGCCGTTATTAAGTGAACATAAAACTAAAAAGAAATAGTGACACTCAAAACCGTGACCCGACACGGTCCTTTAGAACATATCGGGAGGAGAGAATTATGAGTCAAAACCATGCAGAACCTAAATGCCCCGAGTGTAAAATTCAAGGCAGGAAATACATTGTTTCAAGTGATAGTGTTGAAGAGTCAAAAGGTGGTGATACATGGTTTAATATCGCCCATTGCTCTGAATGTGGACATGTTTATGGGGTATTTGCCAAAGTTGTTAGATCACCATCAATCACACCAATGCCTATCTCTAGACCTTTTTAGAGTCTAAGAATGAATAAGGATTTAAATATAACTTAATGTCATCAAGCTGATCCTTTGTAAGGTCAGCTTGGTCTATTAATTTATGTAATGTATTAATACCATTTATTCTTCGCTCGGGTAAGGTTAGATCCAATCCCTCTGGTTGAATACTATTAGCAATATCATTTTTCGTTGGTGACACAAGAAAATTATATAATCTATCAACTGAACTTTCGATTTCTTCGGGATTGGTCACACCCGCATCAATAAGCTTACAAATCATTTGATGTCGCTAAGCACGAAGCGGACCTACCGAATCGCCAACTAACTGCTCTGCAATATTTTTAGGAAATTCCATAACAAACTCCATCCAACCCACCCCGTGTGGGTTTTCTTTTGTCTATTAAAGCACAAAAATTAGGTATTTCTAATTTTATTAGGAATACCTATTGACTTAATAATTAGGTTTACCTAATATTTATCTCACAGACAACAAAAAAGCACACCGCCCCTCCCCAGGTCCGATGTGCTTTTGCAAAACTGCGAGATCAATTATGAACGTAAAAACCTTTTCAAACAAGCATAAGATAACTGGAGTTACAGCAATTGCTGTACTTGTAGCCTTGAGTTCTTGTGAATATCGAACTGCTAATTCTAGCGTCCCTTCTAATTACTCATATGAAAGCAAACAAGTAGTTGCTTCTGAATATGAACTCTTAGGAATTAAGCAAACTGGTGAAAAAACTGGTGTAGCTGTTATCCGCATAGACGGCTTCAAATTAAACGTAAGCTTCGATTTTGACGGCGTAGCTGATAGCTATGGTGTAGCTGGATCTGATTTTACAGCGGCTGAAATTACTAACCTTGCTATTGAGTCAGTAACTGACCTAAGCGGCAAGCCTTGGAATGATTTCACCAATCATGACGATCATAAAAACATAAATATTTTATTGGCTGGCTATATCGACCGTAACCATTGGATCGAGGAGGCTTAATCATGCAAAAAGTTAAGCATCATCCAGACGGCTACATGTCATTTTTAGGCCGTGATGATAAGGGCCTCTACTCTGTTCGTATTGGCTGGCAAGTGTACGCATCTAATGCTAATGGCTCAGTTCTTTACAAAATTAAAGACGGAGTTAAGACGCCTTTAAATGTGTTCAGGTTCCAAACTTCTTATCCAAAAGTTTGGAATGAACTCACCCAAGAAATCGATTTTCAGCGTAGAAAGCAGCTCGCAATAAGGCTACGCGAAACAAACATCCCTACTTATGACCGCAAGGCTTACAAGCAAAAACGCGGCTTCACCGGCTCTAGATGAGGATAAGAAAAATGACAGTTTTCTTCAAAAAGGCAGAACGCAAAAATGCGAAATTGCGCTTAGCTCTTGCTGGGCCTACTGGATCAGGTAAAACGTTCACGGCATTAGTATTAGCTAAAGGAATCGGAGGTCGTATTGCTGTTGCGGATACTGAAAATAGTAGTGCTGAACTATATGAAGATTTGGTGGAATTTGAACACGCCAATATTCAGCCTCCTTACACTCCTGAAAAGTTTATTGAAGTCATCAAAGCTGCTGAAAAAGCTAATTTTGATACCTTAATTTTAGACAGCATCACGCATGAATGGTCTGGTGTAGGTGGATGTTTAGAGATTGTTGATCAATTAACTTCTTCTACATTCAAAGGTAATTCTTGGGGTGCATGGAGCCAAGTAACTCCACGCCACCGTAAATTTATTGATGCAATGCTTCAGTCAAGCATAAATATCATTGTGACCATGCGCTCAAAGATGGAAACCATTCAAACCAACGATAACGGCAAAAAGAAAGTCGAAAAAGTGGGAATGAAGGCTGAACAGCGTGATGGCATTGAATATGAATTTACGACTGTTCTTGATTTAACTCATGACAATATTGCTGTCGCAACAAAGGACCGATCCCGTTTATTTCTAGATCCTCGCCAGTTAGGTGAACACGACGGTGTTTTACTAAAACAATGGCTGCTTTCTGGATCTGCAAATGCCTGTATTAATGGAAATCAATATTTAGAACTTGAGCATTTAATGTTGCAAGCGGGAATTGATATTGGAAATTACTGTGCAAAACGCGGTCTAAATAGCCTGCATGATGTAAAACAGCAAATTTATGAAGAGACTTGTGAAAGCATTAAAAAAATCATTCAACGTAATCATCTCGCTCAACAAGAGAACGAGCAACAACTCATCAAGCAGCAAGAACAGACTTTAGAAAATGAGTATCAACTTGCTTTAAAACACATCGAGTCTGCAATTCGTCTAAGTGACTTAGATTACCCAGCTAATTACTTCAAGGGAACTAAGTATGAACAAAACATTTTAAACGCCTGTACAGCTAAATCAGATATGGAAGGATGGTCAGCATGAAAAATATTTTAACTGCTCAAGAAGCATTTGCAGCACTTCAAAAAGGTAAAACTGTTCTATGTCGTCCTATTGGAGACATGTTGGACTTTTCTGACTTAGATCAATTCCCCGCTTCTGTTTTTGGTAAACCGGGTTTTGAATTCTGCATCAAAATCGAAACTATTGAGCTGGCTGGCATTACATTCACAAAGCCATTAACTATTGATGAATATGAGGAAGGACAGGATGTTTTTGTAATTACTACATATTCGCCTTCTATTTACGTCGTGAATTTTAGAACCACCGCATTAATTGAATCTATTAATAGCGGCTTTGTTCAACGTGATGCAGAAAACGCCAAGCTTCAATTAAAAGCACTATCTAAAGCGTTAGGTTTTGAAGTTAGTGACGATTTTAGTGTTATTCGCCTAGGTGACGAACCAAAGAAACAGCGTGCTAAGAAATCAAAAGGTGCACAGACAGTAGTTGTAGAAAAGACTTCTGAAATTGTTGATGAAGTTAAACAACCTACAATTGTTATTACTGAGCAAACAAATGTAACTACTTCTGAAGACTCATTGGTGCAATCCGAAGATATTTCAGAAAATATAGGATCAGCTTTAGATAGTGCGATTGTTATTACAGAACAACCTTATGTGTCTTCACCTGAAGATTTTTTAACTCAGCCTACACCTGAGCAAGAAAAAAACAATGAGTATCAGCAAACCCTAGATACTCTTCTACAGCGTGTAAAAGAGTCAAAAACACCTGCAGAAGTAAATGCGGTTTATCGTTATACCCGCACATGGGATGACGAACAAATGAAGCCTATCCTTCTCGCCACTCACAAACGTCTTGAAGAGCTAGAAAAAGAAAAGGCATCTGCTAATGAGCCACCCTCTTTAATGGTTCAAATCCAAACTGCACCAGACCTTACAACGCTAGATGCTTTGGAAATAGACGTGGCTGCACGAGATCCGCAGATTCAACCGAAGCTAATGGGGTATGTGAGAAAACGCCGCTATGAATTAGAGAATCCTACACCTACTCAACAAGAATCTACCCCTGATTATTTATTAGTGGACGGTTTCTAACATGAAAGATCAGTACAAGAAAGTGAGCCAAAAACACATGCTTGGTTTTATGTACTACTTGCAATTGCTGGGCTACGTAATAGTCCGGCAAGGCATGGACCAAGCAATGTTTCTAACAAAGCATTATGCGGTACCAGTTGCTTGGCGGCGCATAACGATCGACTATCACAACCGATTAAATAAACCTGCCCAGCAGCTTTATAAAGAGTTTGTTGAGTGGACTAAAGAAGAATATTTGAGGGCTTAGGTAATGATTGATTTAAAAACAAAACAAGCTTTTTGGTCTGAACAATTACCTTTCTTTAAAGAAAAATATTGGATTCCCGGACATCTAGATGTACTCGAATTTGATATGAATGCTGGTTGTTTTGATATTGCTGAAGGCGTCAAAACTGATCTAAGTGAAGAAGACCTTTTTGATGTTTACCATCGTGTAAATAGTGGTTGGGCAATGTGGAAAAAAGCCGTGAATTTCATGAAATCCAAAGTTCCAACGTGGATTAGCGTGAATGATGAATTGCCACCTACTGACATAATGGTACTTATTTGTTGGGCAGATGCTCCTGATGTCACCCCAGAACAAGACTATATGACTATTGATGAGGATTTAAATAGCGTATGGGCAAACTATCAAAATGATCCACCTTCACATTGGATGCATTTTCATAGTGTGCCAAACGTATCGGGAGCTGAACAATGAGCATAACACTTAGCGGTCATCAACTAAAAAGCCTTCTCGAATTTGTAAATCCAGATGGTGAGAAAGATTTAGATCAACTTGATACTGAACTAACAATTAAATTCTTTGAAGTTGGCCACAGTGGAAAAGGCTATTACTTTTGGATGACCGAATATCCAGAAGAAGGTGCAATGAAGTTGGATATTGAATCGGGAGCTGAGGGATGAGTGAATTAGAAATACTTGAATCAGCACCAAAAGATGCTACCCATTATTTTCTTGTGCCTAATGGATCTGGTGAACCTTATTACGCTCTTGAAAAAGAAAAAAAGTTCTACTGGTTTCACGGTCAGGATGAAATAACTAAGCCACACATTTTAAGTTGGATTAAGTCAATTGAATCACTGAAAGAAGTTAAAGCGGAAAGTAAGGAGGGCTAATGTGGATAAATATCTGACATCTAACAATGTGTGTGAGATGTTTCATATTACTAAACGCACACTTAATCGTTGGGAAATTAACACTCCTTGGGGTATTCCCTTCCCAGCCCCAGCTTTAAGTTCTGAAGGCGGGACAATGAAAAGATACCTCGCTACTGATGTAATGAAGTGGGAGGAAGAATGCCAGCAAAAGAAGCAACTAAAAAAAGCTATATAA